AAATAAGATCTAATAAATAGAAATAATATCTAATAAATAGAAATAATATCTAATAAATAGAAATAATATCTAATAAATAGAAATAATATATATATAATAAATAGAATATAATAATTAAAAATGAAAGGTGCGGAAAAAGCATCAATGAAAAAACCACAAACACAACAACAATCACCACAATCAGAAAAAGAAAAATTAAATTTACAAGATATAACAGAACAACAATTAAATGAATTATTACAACAAGGTATTACACTAGACCAAATTGCACAAATCGCCCAAGAACAAGGAGAACCAATACCACCATTAGTTGCTTCTATGATGGAACAACAAGGTATTGGTATATCTAATTCGGCAGCCGCACCACAACCAGGACAAGGACAACCAGAACAAAGACAACCTTTAAAGTCTAAAAAATATCCTACGATGATGAATTCTACTGAATATAAAGCATATCAAGATACTGTTAATAAAGAAGAAGAAGCAAAAGCAAAACAAACACAATCTCAAAAAACAAATGTATATGGTTATGTTTTTTCACCATTATTAAGTGAAGAATTAATGAAAGATATGAAAAGAACACAGGGTAGTTTTTTTGTAGGTGTAAATATTGCTAATTTAATGAATACATTTCGTGATATGATTGTTGATTCTGAAAAAAAAGCCTATAAACCTAAATCTAAACTATTAAAATCAAATCCCGATAGTATTTTCAATAAAATAGGTGAATGGGTTGATGTTGATTTTAATACAATTTTAGATAAAAAAATGGGTGAAAGAGGTAGTGATGTCCCTCTTTTACCTGAAAAAAGATTAACAGAATACTCTACTTTTTATGAAATATTAAGTGAAAGTAAAAAATATAGTGATAGAGGCTTTAATGGTAAAATAACACCTTATTCTTTATTAATAATGACACGTATGTTATTTAAATATAGAAATAATAATGCTCAATGGATACGTGTTGCTACTGTTTTAGAATTAATTTATAAATATTTAGGAGATTATGTTTCTAGAGAAAAGTATTTTAAAAATAATGATGAAATATCTGTTAGAAGTTTAATGGAATTAGAAGAATTTTATAACACAGACCATATATTTATGTCTAAAAGTGAAATTAAAAAATTTAAAGAAACATTAAATTTTTATAAATATGATAAAAATACTGATGTTAAAAAACAAATTGCAAAAATACAGACAAAAATAGCACCACCTATTTAGATAAAGTTTATTTTTTATTTTATTTTATTTTATTTTATTTTAAGTTATAATAAATTAAATAGTGTAATCAAACCACCAATCATCATCAAGATAAGGTGGGATTTCACCAGTGTTAATACAATTATTAATACTTGGTCCTGCTTTAATCATACTATTAATTTCATTAAAATCAACAGCATAAGAATAATATCTGATATTAGAAAGATAACCTTCAAATCCACCAAACATATTTACCCAGAAATCATCTTCATTTTGTTTTGGTAATGAACTTAATTCTTTTCTTATTTTTAAATAACCATTAATATATAAATCTAAATTTTTATTATTAAGTATAATATTCATATACATCCATTTGCGAACAGGCACATTTTCAATATCAGCATATTCTAAAATGTTATCTAATGTATTCATATAGACACGAACGGCATTTCTATTAGGATGTATCCAAACACCAGGAGCACGATTAGGATAACTAGAAGCATTACCTTTATGAAAGAGATGTTTCCATTCACCTTTTTTGTAATCAAAACTATCTATTAAAAACCAGAACCCATATGTAAATTGTATTCCATCTTTACCATCTGATTTATTTATAGGGATATAATTTACACTATAAGGGTCTTGACTTATTACTAAAGCGTGCTTACCATTTTTATTTCCTTTTAATAAATAAGGAGCATTGGTAGATTCTTGTTTATATCTATTAAGAAGATATTTAGCAACATAAAAAATTAATGCTAATACAATTATCATTATAATTATTTTTAAAAGCATATCCCATAATGTATCTTCTTCTGGTTCAGCAACTTTAATAATACGTGTTTCTTTTTTATTTTCTTTATTGTTTTTATTATTATTATCTTTGTTATTATCTTTATTATTTTCTGTTTTATTTTTAGAAGTTTCATTTTTAGAAGTTTCAATTTTAGTTGAATTATTTTTATTATTATTATTATTATCATTGCCAAGTATTTGATTTTTAATATTTGTTAAACTATTACCTATATTATCAATACCTTTACTTATCATACTTTCATCATTTTCTTCATTATTTTTTTTAGTATTATTGTTTTTTGTAGTATTCGTTTTATTTGTTTCATTATTTGATTTAGTATTTCCTTTTGAATTATTTTTATTATTATCAAAAATACTAAATAAATTATTATTATTATTATTATTATTATTATTATTATTGTTGTTATTGTTATTGTTGTTATTGTTAGTATTTGTTTTAGTATTGGTTGTTGGGGTATTGGTTGTTGAGGTATTGGTTGTTGAGGTATTGGTTGTTGAGGTATTGGTTGTTGGGGTATTGGTTGTTTTAGTATTGGTTGTTGAGGTATTGGTTGTTTTAGTATTGGTTGTTGGGGTATTGGTTGTTGGGGTATTGGTTGTTGGGGTATTGGTTGTTGGGGTATTAGTTGCTTTAACTGGTGTAGTTAGTGCTGTAGTAGCACTAGCATTATTTTTTTTAATAGAATTATTTGACATTTTACTAAGTATTATAAATTTGTATTATTATATAATTTTATTTTAATAATTATTTACAATAATTAAATATTATTAATATTAATATTATAATAGATTATTTATTTATAATCATAAACAAAAAATAAATTAAAAATAAATTAAATTAGAAATTAAAAATTAAAAATTTACCAGAATAAAAAATAAATTAAATTAAAAATAAATAAATTTACATAAGCATAGAATAAACTAATGATATTATAATAATGATAAATATAGTCCAATAAACCCATTCAGGTATAATAGAAAATAATGTATCTTTTGCTATAGGTCCAGCATAATAAATTTGTTTTGCTTGTTGTGTAGTCATTGCTGAATTAGTAAATTTAACTCTTGAAATCATACCTGAAAACCCATCATCAGGTGTTATTTTAACATCATCTCCTGAAATATCAGGAAAGCGTTTTAATACACAACTTGATGCTAAGTGTCCATCAATATAAATATCAACATTTTGATTATAAACACTTACTATAATATTAACCCATTTTTGTAAAGGTATCATTTTAGCAACACAAACATCTGTATTAGGATACATAGCATAGGCACTATCATTACATTCAATACATTTATCTTCTTTATGTTCTTCTTTATGTTCTTCTTTATGTTCTTCTTTATGTTCTTCTTTATGTTCTTCTTTATGTTCTTCTTTATGTTCTTCTTTAGGTTCGTCTCCTGTTTCTTCGTGATTTTCAAAAGTTTCAATTGTATTATTCATTATTTCATTACCAGAAATCATATTAAAATACATATCTTTATCACTATTTGAAATATATTCAACAGTAGGATAATTTATTGTATTATCACCCATTTCCTCATTTTTATTAAGAATTTCACTAGGTAGATCATTAGATAATTCAGTTGATAATTCAGTTGATAATTCATTTGATATAGTATTTGTAGATTCTTTTTTAACAAAGTTAGCAGGGGCAGGTTCGCTAGACATATTAAAATTTTCTTTAGTTGAGTTATTCAATTGAAGAGGTAAAGATACATCTTCAAAATTAGAGATAGAATTATCTTCTCCTTGTAATTTAATTCTAACTATTAAATCATTTGTTTTTTCAGCAAGAAAAATTTCAGGATTTCCAGAACCTTTTTCACCTCTGCGAAGAATAACTTTTTCTTTACCATAATTATAATTATAATCTTGAACATTAATCCAACAACTCATTGAATATTCATTACTATAGTTTGAATTTGGAATAGAACCAGATCCAACAATAAATTTACTGCTGGCATTCTTAACATCAGGCATAACATCTACTTCTTGTGTTTTAATAAATGTTTGTTGGTTATAATAATTATATAACCAATAAGCAGAACTTATAACTGCTAAAACAAATACTAATAATAATATAATACCAACTATATTAGAACCACCTACACTAGGTGTAGGTACTTGAATGTATTCTATTTTAACATTACCATTCTTTTTTGAATTTACATTGTTGTTATTGTTTTTATTATTATTATTTTTTAAAGACACACTGGTTGATTTATTATTATTCATTTTAGAAATAAATTATAATTATATATTACTATAACTATATATTATTTATTTTTATTATTTATAATATTAATAGAAAAATAAATTAAAAATAAAATTAAAATAAAATAGAAATTAAATTAAACTAATTCTACTTCATCTATAGATAATGGATAAGGATATAAATCCATATTACGAACTTTACCTTGAAAATTATTATTAATATCTCCTAAAACAATTTCACTTTGAATATCATATATAACAGGAACACTTGGTAATATTTTAAGTGCAACTAGTTTTTTATTAATAAATAATTTAATATTACGGTTTTCAATAATAACAATATAATTTGACCAGTTTTGAGGTTTGACATTGTCAAATTTAACTTCAGCAAATTGTGCGTAAAAAGGATTGTTTCTATATTTTAAAACAATCGATATATAATTTTTCTTTGGATGATAAGAAATAACTGGAGAATCCATCATTGATATAATTGGCTTTATGCGATTAAAACTCGTTTGCCATTTATCATTCCCATTTAATGTAGGGATATACATATCCCATACAAAAGATAAACCATATCCTAGTTGAGGAACATAAAGAGTTTTACGATTTGGAACTAATGTATTCATATTTAATGTTTGTGTAAATGTATCATCAAATATTGTTTCATCATTTAATAAAGATAATTTATATTTTGCTATATTAGATTGACTTGGTGACCAATAATAATAATAAAATATACTAAATAAAATTATAATGATGATGATAAAAATAAATAAATATATATATTCAAAATCCATAATTACTTTTTAATTATTTAATTTCTTATTATTTATTTTTTATTATTTACTATTTTATTATTATATTAAAATCATAAATAAATATTATATTAAAATCATAAATAAATATTATATTAAATCATAAATAAATATTATATTATTATAATATAATAAATAATATTTATTAAAAAATGTATATTAATGTTGGCTCTTCAGGAGATGCTTTAAATTTATCCAATTTATTAAAAGATGGCGATTGGATGGTATTATACTATGCTGAATGGTGTGGTCATTGTCAAACAATGAAACCCGAATGGAATAAAGTTGTTAATAAAATGAAAAATAATAATAATTTAAATATTGCTGAAATTGAAAGTAATCATATAGATAATTTAATAAATAAACCTACTATACAAGGTTTTCCAACTATTAAAATGTATAATAATGGTAAAGAAATTGCTAATTTTGAAGATGAAAGAGTTGCTGATAAAATGGAAAAATTTGCTATGACTAATAGTAAACAATATGTTATGAAACCTAAATCTGTTAAATCTAGAACTATGAAACCTAAATCTTTCAATCGTAAATCTGTTAAATCTAGAACTATGAAACCTAAATCTTTCAATCGTAAATCTGTTAAATCTAGAACTATGAAACCTAAATCTTTCAAACGTAAATCTGTTAAATCTAGAACTATAAAACCTAAATCTGGTAAATCTATAAATAAAAAAAATATTAAAAAAAATTATGATTTAAAAAAAAGCACTAAAAGTGTTTTTACAAAATTAATTAATTCGTTTGATAGAATTAGTAAAGAAGCACAAAAAGATGCTGAATTATTAACAGAAGCAAGACATTTACTTTAATCTAATAGGTTAATCATTTTTATATTTTTTAATACTATTTTTTATGCTATTTTTTATGCTTTTAATTTTAGTATATCATTTACATTTTCATAAGTTAATGAATTGGGATAATAAAGTAAATTACTAATCTCTCCACCAAATGTTTTATCATTCATTACATATAAATTTGATTTATTTGATTTAGGAATTCCATCTAATTTTACTACTTTGACAATTTTTCCATCATAATACACTTCCACATCTGTTCCTCTAAAATTTATAGTAATATTTATATTTTTATTGATAGGTATATTTTGTAAATCATTATCAAAAAATTCTATATGTGTTATCATTTTTGTAGTTGGTATTGTGTCATCACATTGACGACTTTTATCTATCCACTTACTTCCTAGTGTATCTGTAATATAACAATCTTTATTATTTGATTTACATTTTTCTACAAAAGCATGTTCATATGAACCATAATTTTTATTTGTTTCAATTTCTGTTGTAACAGCAATACGTAAATTATTTGTAAATGGTGCTAACCATACACCAATACATTGATTTGGAAAATCTTTTACTAAATTTTCCCAAGATTGATAATTTACAAGTTTTCCATCATCAATAGATGTTCCTTTATGTAATATATGTCTCCAACTACCATAATTTTTGTAAAAATCATAAATAGTTAAATTAAATGAATATGAAAAATAACCTAACATATATGGATTTGATAATGTTACTCCTGATATATTTTTTTTTGTTTTTGTATATCCTACTATAACAGATTTACTAAAATCTTTTTTATCATATTCATTTAATTTAAGTTCTTGTGGTTTAACCCAAGCATTGTAATTTGAGTTTTCATTTCTAATTAAACCATTTTTTGTTCCAGAACATATTTGTGATTTATCATTATAAGTAATCCCATCACATATAATATCATTTTTACACATAGTAATACATTCATTTATAGTATTTACTTGTTCTTTAAATAAAGGTTCATATAAATTTACATCTTCGCCATAAAAACTACTATTACCCTTTATTTCATCTTCTTTAAGTTTATTCATATAATTATACATAGCATATCCAACAAAAGCAAAAGCAATTATTAGAATTATTCCTGTTAAATATAAATTTGAAAATATATTCTCAGGTTCTTTTTCATAAAAAGTGCTTTTATTTAATAATTTATTATTAACCATTCTATTAACTTAAATTTATTAATATAGTATTATTAATATTGTTAATCTACTATAATTATATATTAAAAATAAATTAAATAAGACTAAAACATAAAAAATTTAAAAAATAAAATTTATAATAATATTGTATAAAAAATAACACTACTAATTTATTATAAATGACTTAATTATCATTATTTGATTCAGGAGTTGTTTGTGCCCTTTTAAATGTAATATTGTCTGTATTGGCACGGCTACGACTAACAAAATCATTATTTTGATTATCACCGCGATATCCACCACGACTACCTCCACGAAACCCACCACGAAACCCACCACGTCCTTGATAACCACCACGTCCTTGATAACCATTACCTCCTTGATAACCATTACCTCCCTGAAAATTATTTTCACGAGGTTGTTTAGGCATCTCACACTTTAATAATTCATTATTCATAGCAGAAACATTAATTGCTTGTTTAGGATGTTTTTCGTTATCTGTAATAGATACTTCAAAATTTACATTTTCACCAGCAACTAAAAAACGATAACAAGGCTCTTTTGTATTGAGATTAGATTGATGAACAAATATATCTACATTTTTATGTTCTCCTTCACTTGTAACAGTAATAAAACCATATTTTTGTTTGCTGTTAAACCATTTAACACAACCTGATACAACATTATTAGAAGCCATCTTATATGTTAAATATTATAAACTTATAAGTTTAGTTAAAATAATACTATTCATACTATTATATTTATTTTTTAAATTATATTTTTTAGTTATTTTAATTTTATTTATTTTATTTTTATTTATTTTATTTTTATTTATTTTATTTTTATTTATTTTATTTTTATTTATTTTATTTTTATTTATTTTATTTTTATTTATTTTATTTTTATTTATTTTAT